CCATTATATCCACCATTTATTGCTCTAGTAACTTTTTTGCAAATTTCATATTGATTAGCATTATCTATAATAATATTATTTATTTTTCTATAATCCCAATAAAAAAATGCTGTTAATACTAGCAAATCATTGTCTTTTAATATTAAATCAGGATTATTTATTATATCTTTATTCTTTACCCAATTAGCAAATAATATATAATTATTTTTGCCAGTCAATTGTATATGCCCTCGCCCCCTATATCTCCATCCATCACCACTAGCTTCATCTCCATTGCACATACGATTTGCATAAATTTTATTAGCAATTTTCTCGGGTTTATATTCATATTTTTTAGCTTCTTCTAATGTTTTAAAATATTTAGGAAATACTTGCAATAAACGTTTTGCTGAGTAATTTAAATTTTCTTCTATATATTTCATATTACCACTCTCATGATTTACTTGTGATAAAAAATGAGCTAGCCGCAAAGGAGTATTTATATTATATTTATCACAATATTTTGCGAAATATGAATAATATTTTGCATTTATAAAAGACGATGCTTTTACTAATAATTCATCTGTTGTCATAATAATTAAATTTTTTTTATTTTACTTTAATGATATCACTTAATATATCATTATTTATATTACTAATAGGTGTTGATATAGGAATAGTTACATCACCAGATATTGTATGCACATGTGAATTTATTAATCCTATTATAATATTTAATGCTTTTATTAAATCTTCACCTTTAACTAAATGTTTTATTAAATTATCACCACCAATATTTATGTCTTCACTATCTATTATTATCTTATCTCCTTTTATATTAATATCATTTTTAACATTAATATTACATTTGCCATCATTTGTTATTTCTATGATGTTACCATTATTATTTTCTATTTTTATATTGTCATCATTATCAATAGTTATTGTATTATTTTTTATGTTTATAATAAAACCATCTTTTTGTGTATAATATATTTTAATATTTTCATCAATGTCATAGCTATATATATGTGCATTTTCATAACTATCTTTTATATCATCTATTATTTCTTGTTGTATATTTTCAACACTATAATATTTAGGTGCATATATGTTATCATTGTCAAATTTAACATTTACTATAGTACCTACTTTAGGCACAGATATATTACCACACCCATCTCCAGCAAATTCTATATTACTTATAGGATATGCCCAAGGCAAGTCTTCAACATCTATATCATCAAATAATCCAAATATTCTTACTTTTGCCCTAAATTCATGCTTTGGATCATCAGCATCTTCTACTATACCCACCCATTCTCTATTTGATAAACTATTATTATTTAATATATCTTTAATTGTAACATTCATATTTATATATATTTTTAAATAGACGGATTTCCGCTAAATTCATAATTATTATTAAAAATATTACCCATATTTTTGCGATCGTTTTCCTTTGCTTTACTAAAATCATCTTCACTTTGTCCGTTTATCAATAAATCTTCTTTTTGTTTCATTTTAATTGTATTTTTATTTATTTGTTGTTTGCCATATTCAACAATATTAGATACAGTATTTTCCATATTTGTTAATGATAATCCATATACATTGCCCATTAACATTTTTGATACATATGTATTAGTAATGTCTTTAAGTTTATTTTCTAATACTTTTTGCGCATCTACATAATCACCTCTGTTTAATTGACTATTTGATGCTGATTGATAATTACGTGTATCTTCAGATAAACTAATATCTAATAAATATGAACTACTATCTATATAAACTTTGCCTACTTTAATTTTTATATTTTGTGTAGTCATATCATCATAATCACTATTAGATAGTTCGTCAGCAAAAGGCATACTATCCTCATCTAATAACATAAATTCACATAAACTGCATTTAAACATAATTTGAGGATATTGTTCATTTAGCCATCCTATAGCTTCATTAACAGATAAATATTTATTTGATATACTACCAGCAATATTATCCATCATTAATTTTGAGCTTTTTTCTATATCTTTTTTATAATCTTCTAATGTCATATCATAATTATTAGTATTTATATTAGTTATCATTTTATTAGTTGATGACAATAAATCTGTTTGATTATATATATCTCTTTTATTATTATATAAACTAGTATTTACATTTCGTTTTAATTGTCTTAAATCACTTAATGTTATTATCATACTAAATTTTCGCATATTATCAGGTAGCATCCATCGTTGATATATGCCATCCCACACTACTTTTCTATAAAGTTCTTTTAGCATACTTATTTTTAAATCTATACCTTCTAATGTTTCTATTGTAATATAAGTGTCATTTTTTACTCTCATACCATCACTTATATTCATATCATATAATTTGTCTAATCCTGATAATTTTTGAAAATGCCACGGAGCTTCATTTGATATTATATTTAATATTTTTATGAATTCTATTAGTAAATTTGCCCTATTTTTTTCATTTATTGATAGTAAATAATGAACAGCAGAATTTATCTCACTACCATCCATCAATAATCCACCAGGCGCCTTTTCATAATTAATGTCTTGCATATATGTTTTTTCATCAAAATCAAATTTTATATCAAAACCAATATACGTAGGATCTTGATAATCTAATACATACAATTTGTTATCTATACTATTACAGCCCCCTAATAAAAAATTTTTCATTATCAACCCATCACCACTGCTATCATAATTTTTCATAAATATTATATTAATTTATATTATTTATTTTTGGCCATTCACGTCTTGTTAATACTAATTTTTCAGTAAAATTAGATAAATTACTTATAGTAGTAGGCATATTATATTCTATACTAAATCCTTTTACTACATAAAAACCACTATAAAATCTATCAATTACTATCGTATTTGCATTATCAGATGTTAAGTCACCAGCATCTTCTATATCTATATCTTTATTCATTTTTTTCATTCTCATCAAATCTCCAGTAATGAAAAATAATGCTGGTATAGGTTCATATTTATATATATTTAAATTAAATTTATTTAAATCAGCTTCTATATATAATTTTTCTAATTCTATATTATTTATAAAATTATGTACGCTAGCATATATATAGTTAGTATGCATATTATCAGAATAATGTATGCCTAGATATTTATATAATTGCTGATCATTATAGTCATCATTACCATCACGCCCTCGTAATACTGTTTTATCATCAGATAAATTTTTTGTTATTAATGTAGTTGATTGTATCATCCACTTTTTTCTGTTATCATGGTCATAAAATATAACATTAAAAGCATATCCATATTTTTTATTTATTGTAACAGAATTGTTTATTGGTCTAAATGATTTAATAAAAAAATTACTTTTGTCTTCAAAAATATGATTAGTTAAACATTTTTTTGTTAGAAATTTTGATATGCTTTCACCATAATCATTTTTTGACATAGTATTCTCAGCTAATGCATCTAGCACAATACCATTATCTTTTATCATCATATTAACATTAACAAAATTTAAGTTATAATATATATCAATAAAACAAGTATAAAAACTATCTATATCTTTCCATGCATGCTCACATACATTCTTAATAAATGTTAATTTATTATCATATGCACATATCCATTTCATATTATCATTAGTATAATCTTCATTAGTAGCAAATCCTAAATCTAACATTTTTGCTATATTTTCCATCACTTCATATGATGTACCATCAATAGCAAAATTTTCACAATCATATAAATGCGGTATATATAAAATGCCTTCTATATTTATTGTCATAAATCTGCCTTCTTGTGTTGCCCCACTAGAATTTGAATCTACACTTGTTATTAAATAATCATTACGTATAGGTTTAAATAAATTATCTCCACCTCTTATAAATATACTAACTATATCACCATCTTTTGGAAAACTATTAGATAAAAAGTCGGCAGTACTATTCATGATAATTTTTAAATAAAGTCTTGGTATAATATCATTTTGATCTATTGTCATCTTTATTATTTCAGCAGGCTGAAAAATATAATTGTTTATTTGCACATGCGGAAATACTACTCCTCTTTTTTCTATATCTTTACCAAAATTTTCATATCCACTAAAGCCACCATAATCATAATCTTTCATTTTAATTTCTTCTAACTTGATTTTAGAAGGGAATTTTACAGTAATAAAGTCAGACATAATTTTTAAATAAAATTTTTTATATATTATTTTAATTTTTTAATTTTTGATATTAATTTTTCTTTTGATAACGGCATATCATCATCAATAGTTTTTTCTGTTACATTAGGGCCTAGTATTATACCACCATCTTCAGTAAACATTAACTCAACATCACCTTCTTTTGCATAATTAGGCGGTAATTTACTTTGATTTTCATAATCACTAATAGTATCACCTTTATTTATTATATTACTTTTATTTGACATTTTATTATATTGCTTTCTTATTATATTTGAAGGATTTTCTTCCTTTTCTGATTTACTTATAAAATTATCAATATTATTAACATCAGGTAATATTAAAACATCACCACCTTCTATAGTAAAAGGATTTGATATCTCATTTGCTTTTAATAATATTTCTAATTTACTTATATCACCATATTTTACTTTAACTACTAAGTCAGGTCTCATTGTAAAATCATCTGGCACAACACATATATCATTTATAATAAAATCATCATTTTTTAATACTTGTGATGTCAAATCTATTATGCTATCACCATCTTTATCGATAATAGGTTTAGCATCAACTGTTTTAGGAAAGTTTATCATAACTATTTTTGTTTATTTGTTTTATAATATCCTAATTCCATATTTCTTGCTAAATTAGTGCCATTATCCATCCATGTATTATATGCTTTTACACCAGATTCTTTTATATCATTCCAGTCAGCTTCTTTTAAATATGATATATTTGATTTTTTTATTTCATCAGTGCGTTTGCCATCAATAATATTACCAGTATTCTTATCAACTTTGCTTTCTACATTACCAGCAAGATTTTTCTCTAATCCATCAGGCAATGTATATATTCTGCCTGCACCTTTATTAAACATTGACTCAACACCATATCTATCTCTACTCATAGCATGTTTTAATTTAACAGTTATTGTCAATTCAGTAGGAAAATCATCAACGCCCATTTCCCCACCAAATTTAAAATCACAACCATCACATATTAAATTACCTATCATCATTATCGGATTGAGAGGATTGCCTATAACTAAATGCCAAGGGCCTGTAGGCTCACCTGTTAATAATGCTCTAAATCCATGAAACATAGGTGCATGACCACCAATTTGGGCTCTCATTGCGCCACTAAATCCTGCATTTGCTATTGATTTTAATGTACCTAATGGGTCTGATAGTAAATTATCAAATAAACTAGACAATCTATTGCCTATGCTAGCAAATGAATCTATTAGTACTTCACCAAATTTAACAGGATTGCCAGAATACCAAGCTGCCATACCTCGCTTCCACGGGTATGAAGCACTGCCACCTAAATATCGTTGTGAACCACCCCAAAAAGCACCTACACCATATGTTAATAATAAAAAATTAGATATAATATCTAGCATTGCAGCCTTTGGATTAATGCCACCAATAGAACGCATAACATAATGAAAATTTAAACTTATTTCTTGATTAAATTCTAAGGGAGGTACTCTTCTATAAACACTGTCTATTCTATTAACAGGCCCTAGTATTCTATTTGCATAAGGCCCGTCTGCATAAGGATCGGGAGGAGCATCTGTGCGTAATGCACCACCTAGTTGAGCTTCTCCTGTTAGTACGCCCATTGATTTACCTAATTTACCTAATAGTCCTGGCATGTTATTGGCATCATTTGCGTCTCCATAATTTTCTGTATTAGGTTCAGTATTTGCTTTTAATTCTTCCCACGGCATATTAACACTAAAAGACATTATATTCTCAAAAGTATTACCTGTTTCTGCTCCCATCCATGTTACTGCTTGTGCAATAGGAGGTGCTTTAGTAAACTCATCCCTTTGGGGAGTATCGGGAAGGTTCATTACATCTTTATCATCTATAGTTTTATAATTTATCTTTTTTGTTTTTCCATTTTCTTTTATAGTATCTTGCACTGTTTGTAATTTATCACCTAGATCATCATTATAAAAAGGAAAATCTAATGAGTCATATGCAGGCACTGCATATCTTCTTAATGTTATTAAGTAATTATTTGGTATCTTACCAAAGTATTTACAATAAGCAAAGTCGCTATAGTAATATGGTGTAGTTCCTCTTTTATTTGCTTTGCCAAATTCTATTAATTTTTGCACTGTAGGTTCCTTTGATGGATTTATATTATTTCTACCCATCCATTCATTACCAGATAGTTCATAATTATAATCTTCGTACCATCTACGACGTCCTTCTTTATCTAGTAAACTATTCATTTTGCCATTATCATAAGCACCTTTTAATGTAACTATAGCAAATGAGTTCATAATAGAAGGTACTCCTTTAAAATTATCTTTATTAGGATCTAATTTTTCTTTTGGTGTATATATACCGACAGTACTGTCTGCTATTTGGTCTGAATTATAAGGGTCTATATATATAAATTCAGAATTGGTGGCATCGGTACTTACTGACTTTATTAATTTTGGGTCAGTTTGATGGTCTTCTGTCATAATTAAATTGCTTTTATTCTATATATAAATTTTTTTAAATATAAAAAAACTCCTACATTTATTAAATGTAGGAGTTTTTAGTTGTTATTATTTAATAATTGACTACACTATAGAAATAGGATTACCTGCACTATCTCTTGGCACATCTACATAAAATGTAAAATATTGTGTTTGTGGATAGAATCCTGCTTCTACTAATGCGTATCTACTCTTAACAGCAAGTTTTGGTGACATTGTATTAGAATCAATAGTTTCTATACTTTCTGCTATCATATATACACAGAATTTAAGACCTGGCTCATCATCAGCACCTTTTCTACCTACTAATACTCTTGTATCATTCCAAGCCATATTAGGATCGATATATACTGTCATATCCATAAAAGTGCCTATTGGTGATAAGCCACTAGTTGTTTGGTCAATAGTATTTGGCAATGGTGCCATTTGAAATCCAGCTGAATCTTTTAATATACTACCAATTTGTAAGTTAGTAACTATGAAATTAGCAGGCCCTCTACGACCTCTCTGATATATAATACCAGCAGCTGCTAATATCCTAGATTGCAACCTTCTTTGTAAGGTAGTTTGATTTTCAAAATTACCATAATTTGTATAACAAGGAATATTCATAGATATAACATTATCAGTCATACCTAATGCTTTAAATGTTCTATTACCAGTATTATAGTTGGGATCTAATGATAAGTTAAGATTTTGCCCTTCAGATTCACAAAATTCACTGTGATTGCTCCAACCTAAAGCAAATGCTCTATATAAGATATGTTTGTTAATACTTTGTGATAATTCATTAACACAAGCATTTTTTACCATTGATACAACATCATAGTTCCATTGACGACCTAAATCTTGTATCTGTTCAATAGTAACACCAGCATTCACTTGTACGGTAGCAGCATTAACAATTTTACTAAATGTTTGCAATCCTAATGTGCGTGGATATGTTTGCTCACCAACACCTCTATCCATAGGATTATAAGGTACTAATGGATTAACATAATTACCACTCCAATCATAATCATCATTAGGGCCTGCTCCTGAAAATCCTTGTATATGATTTTCATATGCACTAACTAATGATACATCAACACCTTTAGTATATTCTGATTCGCCAGGAGTTGTGCTATCACTCCAACTAATTGTAAATGTATTACTATTATCATTTTTAAATACATCAGCAATAGTAATACCTTGTGTTGTTTTAGATGTTATTTGTACAGGGCTATTAGTATTTCCTTTTGTGGTGACCACTTCATTATGTTTTAATACCCTAAATATAGGATATGCATTTATACGAGATTTTCCAACATATATTAAATGTAATATATTAGTACCATCAGTTGCTTCATAGTCTTTGCCGACAACATAATCACCTTTTAAATTTGCTTTTATTAATATTGGATTTTCTGCGTAAGGGTCTGTAGGATTTGAAGGTATTTTACCCCCACTATATACATAGTCCATATACACAATAGACATCGTAGGGTTTGACATTGGTATTGTTGATACTATATCAAATCCGTGTGTTTGTGCTGCTGTTTGTATTGCGATAGGCAAGGTAGAAGGAAATTTATCACCTGATCCAGCCTTTGTCCTATCATAAAAATTGGCCATCCCGCCATTACCAGTCATTGCAGGTACTGCGTTACCCATGCCAGGCACATTTTGTAAACCTATCATTGGGTATGCTATACTAAGTGGATTATATGATTCATATAACATATGATTATGTGCATACACACTTAACCATTTTAGTTTGTTTTTATCTGTTATACCTGTTTTTTCTTGTAATCCGGGAGCCCATTCTTCATAAATTTTTTGTTCGTTTAAAATTCCCATATTTTTAAAATTATTTTTTTAAATAATCTAGTCCTGATAAAGCATTATCTACCATATTTTTGTATTCAATATCAAAAGATTTAACATCATCATTATTGATATTATTTTTTACTGATTCATTAATATGTTGATTTTTGCTATAATTATTATTTAGCAGGTCATATCTAGACACCCAGAAATCTCTAATTTGGTCATCTGTATTTAATACATAAAAATGACTTTGCTTTCTAATTAATTCTTTAATATCAGGACTAGCATTTTCCCATAGTTTTTTAACAGACGCTGGCATTCTTTTGATATATTTATCTTCATCAATAGTTTTTTCATTCAAGTCAAATGAAGATATACCTTCATTTACTTTTTGGCTATAATTATCATCAAATGCCATATCCACTTTTTCTTTTTTAGTGTCTGCAGTACGCATATATTCTATCTTATTTGTTTCATCTAATAAATTTGGAATATAACTATTATTAATTATACTCTTATCTATTTTTTCTTTTTGAATAGCATTTATTAGATTATCTATATTTTCATTTAATTTATCTATATCATTATATTTATTATAAATATCTTCTTTTATTGTTTGTTCAGAATATTTTGATTTCCTACGATATTTATTACGACCATCTTCTATATTAAATCTATTATTCTCATTAACAAGTTCATCATCTATATAATTACCAAGTTTATTAAGTTTTTCTACTAACTCATTGTCTATAAAGTCTTGTGTTCTATTAACTTCATTAACAAGTTTATCATCTATAAAACTACCAAGCTTATTAAGTTTTTCTACTAACTCATTGTCTATAAAGTTTTGTGTTCTATTAACTTCATTAACAAGTTCATCATCTATATAATCACCAAGTATATTAAGTTCTTCTACTAACTCATTGTCTATAAAGTCTTGTGTTCTATTAACTTCATTAACAAGTTCATCATCTATAAAACTACCAAGCTTATTAAGTTTTTCTACTAACTCATTGTCTATAAAGTCTTGTGTTCTATTAACTTCATTAACAAGTTCATCATCTATAAAACTACCAAGCTTATTAAGTTTTTCTACTAACTCATTATTAATAAAATCTCTTGTATTATCAATAGTTTTTTCCAATCTATTAATATTTTCGGCAATATAATTTAGATACTCAATAATATTATCATCATTACTTGCCTTACTTGTGTTATAAGTTCTATTAAATTTGTTATTTATATTATTAATAGATTCTTGCAAATCACTTAATTTGCTAGTTAAATATTCTGAATATTTAACCATATCGTCAATTGTAACATAATTATTCATATTGTTATTATTATTTTTAAAAATATTTTCATCATATATATCAGACACATCAAAGATATTAATGCTTTCATCTATTATATTTAATTCACTATTAAGATTAGGCAAGTCAGGATATCTTATATAATCATTAATATCAAAATCTAGTGATTCATTGACTCGTTGTAATTCAGCATCATTGCCAAATCCACCATCAGCCACTAAATCATATGTGAATATGCGTTCTAACTTTACTTTTTTATTTTCTTGAACAGTACCTGCCGCTCTAGAAGATATAGATAAAGGAAATCCAGCATCTACTAATTTTCTTGCATTTATGCCATTTGGTATGGTATCTAATAATCTTATCTTACCTCGTATAGTATTAGTATTTTCATCATACCAAATTTTTTCAATAATATGTGATGCATTTTTTAATTTAGTATCAAAGGTTTCTGGATGATCTAATTCACCAACTAATTTATTACGAGATATCATTTCTTGTAAATATGGCAAATGTTTTAGATATTCTTCTTTTGTATATATTCTATTATTAGCATTTGTTTTATCTAACACAGCAAATATACCTGTCAATATATAATTATCCTTATCTACTACATCTAATTTATAATTAGATTTTTCTGTAATAAGAACTACTTTTTTTGAACTCATATTTTTTATTTTTTTCTATATATATAAATTTTTTTATAAATGAATCATATTTAATCAAATAAAATATTTTCTGATATACCAAGACCCATTATCTTACCAAAATCATTTGTATTTGTAAATTCTATACTATCAATAACATAATTATATATGCCACCAGCAACAAATGACTTGCCTGGTAATTCAATATTATTACCATTTACCGTTTTTATTATTACATCACCTTCAATATCATCTAATATATGCAATGCAATAATTTTAAAATAATAATTTTTATAAGATTTTTTATTTTCTAATATACAGAAAATATCATAAAAATAATTTAACATTTTTTATAATTTATTTTTAAAGAAATTCTTTATAAAATTGTAATATATTTTCTCTGTCAATTTAAATAACTTAGTTAATGCAGTATTATGTCCTAATACATTACATATATTCTCATCGATACTCATCAATTCATTTATAAATATTATTATACTTGATATATTAATTAATAAAAATGTATCTTTGATAATAAAATAATCAATACAATATAATAATAACATTATTATAAAATAATATCCTATTTTTATTAAACTATCAAAAAATCTATTTGACGATATCTTTTCATTACGTTTTTTTGCGGCAATTATGCCTGTTATTATATCAACAATGATAGCTGATAATATTATAATAAAATACCATTTAACATCAAAAAAAAATATATTTATTATCGTTAATGGTATTATAAGTATTGCATTAGTAGACGTTACATCTAATAACTTATTATGCAATAAATCAACTTTTGTAATAAATGATGATATAAAATCAGAATTAAATATCATAATTTTTTATTTATTTTTTTTTACTTTATAAGGTATCCCTTTATGTTTGGTGGCCGCAAAATCTTCAATCTGTTTATCAGTCATATCCGAATCTACTATTTTTAAAACCTCATCTTCTACTTCGTCCCTACTCAATTCCCCACGACGAACCGCCAAAGCAATACCAAACAGTCGCTGTTGCGAAATTGATTTGGATTTTTCATTTAATGTTTCAAATAATGTTTTCATGTACTATATATAAATATTTTTTAAAATGAAATTACCAATCTTCTGGTAATTCGCTTTCCAGTCCTAATTCTTTTGCTCTTTTTTTAATAAATCGTTTGGCTCTTTCAGGATCCTTAGCAAGACCCCATAGTTTAATAGCATTTTTTAAATCTTCTTTATTTTCTATTGGAAATGACCCATCGGGCAATGCTTTACCTTTATCTGCTAGTTCTTCTCGTTCTTTTTGAGTAAATTCCCGCTCATTTAAAAAATCAAAATATGTTTTCATAGTTTTTTTTATTATATATAAATTTTTTTATAAATCATCAAAATAACCTGAATACATAGTTATATAAGCAATAAAATTTGAATTTTCAATATTACTTAACGTTTTACCCACCTCAATAATATGCTCCTTTGCTACTGGATCACCTGTTTTAATATTAAATTTATTATTTTTATTAGTAATAAAATATTCATACTTACATATAGTATACATCCATTTTTTAAAATGATCACTAAAATACATATCAATTAAAACATAATCATTTGTAGATTTTTCTTTATTTAAAAATGTAATTGAAATTTTTGATAAAATATCAATATATAATTTATCATGAAGATATCTATCAATATTTTGTTTTACAATATTATCATTATAATTTACATTTAATAAATATTTTTTATCTAATGTGAATACATTAGATAAAAAACTATTAATATATTCTGACAATGCTCTCTCAATTTTATCTTTAAAATTCTTAAACTTATTATTAGTAGCATTTATATAACATTTACTAATATTTTCATCTGATTTATAATTACTATTTGATCTTATAAATACACCTTCATCTGATAATTTATCTATTATATTTGATTCATAATTATTATCTAATGTTATATCAAATTTTGGATCAATTTTATTTATATAGTCACATAAATTATTTTTTAAGTATTCATTAATTTTATGATAATCAATTGTTAAATAGAATTTTATATCATCATATGCATCATCATATTTATTGTTATTTAATGTTTCAAATAATGTTTTCATAATATTATAATTTTTTTTATATATATAAATTTTTAATTAATTTTTATCAATATTGGATCAGAAAAAAATGTGTAATCTTTTGGCGTGTAGTAGCACATTAGCATAAATTGATAATCTTCCCTTTCATTTTCATCAAATTTTATTTTAACAAAATTTGTATTAATATCATAATCATATGTCCAGTTAGTATCACTAATTTTTTTATATCCAACTGCATATTTAAATATACCATCTATATTGTCCCAAAATACTTTTATTATATCATTATAAATAGTATATTTTATATTAGAAACATTAAAAGTTCTTTTATCTGATGTTACTATTGTTTTATTAAATTTTAAAAAACATCCATCTTCAATATTAGTACGATCTAATAATAATATACAATCATATTTTATTATATTATTTATATATTCAATATTATTAACATTAATAATTTTAAAATTATTAATGATATTTAAATTATCATTTAATATAATTCCTTCGCATCCATTATTTATTAAGTTAATATTAACTAATATGTTAAAATCAGTAGTATCAATAAAAAATATTACTCTAAAAACATTGTTTTTTAATAATTGATATTCAATTATTTCACCATTAATATCCAAACTATTGTGTACGATATCAGTTACTGGCGTATTTAAATTCATAGTTGTCGTATTATTTTATTTAATTTCAACAAATCCATTTTTACAAATATTTTTTTTATTTCCATTATTATCTATTATTTCTAAATATATATTATATATACCTTCATTAGCAAATGTCCATATTAAATTTTTAGCATTACATTCTATTAATATTTCATTTGTATCATAATTTATTATCTTCCATAAATATTTTTTTATATTATAAATTTTTAAATCAGTCGGTAATAAAAATATTATTGTAGTATATTTATTAACAGTAACTTTTTTATTAGATATATATAAATTATTATAATTAAATGATCCATTTATTGCTGATGTATATAGCATTTTATAACTATTTGGGTCATCATTAATAGATTTATATTTATCAGGTAGCCATATATAATTAATTATATTACCATAATCATCATATTTATATCGTACAGAAGGATACCATCCATAATCTAAACTAGGTGATTGACCATATTCATAATATTTTCTTGATATTATATTATTATAGTTATGATAGTTATGATATCCATAAAGATGAGGATCATTCCAGTTTGCCCATGCACCAATAGGATAGCTATGACTAATTAAAGGGTCTATATATTCACCTATGCATCCATTATCAAATTTTATATATCCTAATGTTTCAGTAGTTTTATATTTTGATATTGCATATATACAATATTCTGTTGGCGTGGTATTTATATTTTTATATAATATATATTCAAACTTTGATAATATATTACCATCATAATTATTAAGTTCATTTACTGCAAATTGCCAATAATCATCTTCTGTAACATTTATATTATCAACAAAGGGCAAATCATGGAACATAAATATATCATTATCATTTATATTTATTGTGCCCCCATTAGCAATGTCTAATATTTTAAAATATGGCAACGCACCATCTGAATATTCAAAGTCATCCCACCATAAATGATCTAATTCTTGCCAGCTTATATTATCTAATGATTGCCAATTTATATTATTTAATCCTATCCATTTTTTTGCATAATCAACATCAAAATCAGATTTCCTTAATTTAAAAGATGATGATAATAAGTAAAGCTCATTATTTTTATCATTTATAGTTAATATTGTATTATCATTATCATAAGCAATATTAGTTACTTCTAATGTATATTCATTTTCTTTTATATTATAATCAAAATACCAATCACCATTTAGTTGATAAATATTATTATTATTTATAACAAAATCATTTGGATAATTATAATCATTGAAATTTAATAATATTTTATTACTATTACCATTTTCATAATGTACTGTTTTTACAATAAATTCATAATATTTATATTCAATAGTAGCATTATTATTTAAATTAATATCACCATCAAGTTCAACAACTTTTATTTGATTACCATTAATATTTTCTACTTGTAAATGTTGAGTATATAATTCATTATTATATATAGATGTCATTGTAATAAAAGTAAAGCCAGGAATAATTTCGTTTGGTTCTAAACTATAATTTAATTGAATAATATTATCATTTATGAATGTTATATTATTAGTATTTCTTATTTTATATATTTTGCCATATTCATTAGGTCGTTTTTCTATAATACTATCTAATTGAATACCACAAACAATTTGCGGATAGTTATTATAATTTATATCTATAATATCATTTATTTTAATATTTTTATATAATGGTTTATTTTTATCTGGCTCACATATTACAAATTTAGTATTATTATCAATATGTCCATTTATAATTATCTGATTTCCTATCTCTCTTAAACATTTCCAATTTGTATTTATGCCATTTGGTATATATTCTAATTCAATTTTTGTAATATTATTTTCACTATAATCAGCATTAACAACTCCTACTTTATGTACTATATTATCATAAACAAAATATATATAATCATTGATGTCATTTGTTTTATTGCGTAATGGGGGCTGTATATATTGACCATAGCATTTTATTATATTATTACTTTTATCTATATAAAATAATTTGCCCACATATCTATTTGCTTCATTAACTTTTATGATATCATAACTATCATTTTTTACTATTTTATCATTAAAATCATATAAATATTTTTGTACTGACAAATCATTCCATGATACATTAATATTATTCCATTTCGTATCATTCATTATTTCAGGATTTGCCCAGTTACCACCAAACTCATACCAGCTTATATTATTAGTTTCTTTCCAATTATTTATTGGTTTATGATACTTATACATCATAGTAAAAAATAATTCTGGTATATTAACATCAATTTTTTTTCTTGCTTTTACATAAGCATTTGTCATATCATATAAAGTAAGTTCTATATCATAACTTCCTATATATGGTAGTACTATATTTATATTTCTACCGTCATTTATGTTATATCTTTTATTATAATAAAATTTATTTGGATTTTCATGTTTTATTGTCCATTCTAATTCATAATAATCTAAATGACTTATAGATATCCAAGTATTCAATAAATTATACCATGCATCATTCAATTCACACCATTTTATTAAATTATCGTCAAAAACAAGATTTACTTTACAACCAATAAGACAATCATCTTTATGTAATTCATTATTAGTATCTATATAATTAATATTATTAAATAAACTGTTACTATAATCTTCTATATCTTCAATATATCCTGATGTTATAATATCAAATGAAGGTGTAAATTCTTTATTAACATAAAAAGTATTGGTATTATCCGACCATGTGTTTAAAACATATCTGTCAAAATAAATACCATCACCTGTTATATCTATAATATGAGCATTTAAAGGTAAAAATTTATTTTCTAAATATTTCTTTAATGAAAATAATTTCATTAAAACTTCATCTTCACTATATAAAAAGTCATCAATAACAACAGGTAGATTATTTTCATAGTTATCAGTTACTTTATTTATATTATAATGTAAACTAAAAAGATTTGTTTTTTTCCAATTATTACTTTTTATAAGGTCATTAATTTGTGTATAATCATCAACATCTAATTGTTTATAATGATTGTACTTAAATTTATTTTGTGATGATATATTTTGTTTATTAATAAAACTAATAATATCATTAACATTAGTTAAATTTCTATATGTACTATTAACATTATTAGAACTGGAAACATTCAGCCAATATTCTTTTATTGTTAAATCACTATAGTCAAAAAATTTTAAAATATTTTTTAATGCTTTATATGATCCTATATAAGGAAATATATTATGATATTCTAATAATAATTCTTTGCGTTTTTCATTAAGTAATTTGTAATTTGGTAATACTTCATTAACATCAGCATCTTTAAATATTTTTGCTTCTGTTTCAGTTATCTTTAATCCAAAATTTTCTAATAATTTATCTAATCGTTCATCCTCACCAATAACTTCACCGTGTATTAATATTTTTGCAATAATAAATTCTCTATTATTATATATTTCATTTATATAAAGATAAGATTCATATACACCTTCATCATCGGATTGTAACCCTATATTAATTTGACATGTACTATTATAATTTATATTAGTAACTCTATATAATTGATTATCAATAGTATCATTAGTACCATCTTCTAATTCAATATTATAATCATATTTTTTTATTACAGATGGATAATTACCATTTTTATCGACAGTAAATAAAAATATATCATCATCACCATCTAATTTTATATTTAACTTGTCATTATATATACCATTATGATTTAAACTATATCTTGGATATATATATTTAAGTTCATTTAAATTATTTTTTATAGCTTCTGATATAAATATATTTTCAACTTCTGTTAGCCCAACTGATATTTCATCATCAAAAAATAAATTACCTTCATAATAAAAAGAAGGAAATGTAAATCCTGATTTATGGTATGGTAATATAACATTATTTATTGAACCATCATTATTTTTTATTATAAAATTAGTTCCTTCTATTACAAAATTATTATTTGTGTTATTGTCTTTTATTATTATTTTTACATTATCACTATAACCAAGACCACCTTTTATGACACCAATTTTTTCTATTTCATTATTAATATTTGTAAGTACTTCTAATTTAGCATCTTCTGTATTTGTATTATCAATAATTTCTATTGATATATTATATATCTTTTTTAAATTAAGGTTATGACCCTTTTTATTGAAAAATTCAAAATTATTGTATAATATCATGAAATAAAAAAATTATTAAAATATAAAATAATATATTTTTTATAAATTATCAAAGTACATAGAATAAACCATTACAATATAATCAATATTGCATATTAATTTTCCATATTCAATTAAATCCTCTTTTGACGCTATATCATCATATTTTATTCCAAATGAATTATCATTTTTTTCACCATATTTATAATTTTCCCCCCTAAAAACATATGAATAAAATTGAGCACCAATAAATTTATTACCATTACAATGGCATAATACATACTTGCCTGTTTTTCTATCCTTATTTATGAAATATAAATAAAAATGAGAATCACATATATGATTTTCAATATAATCATCAACTACTTTATTAAATATTTTTTCTGGAACACTTTTAAACTTTGATTTATCTATAATATTTATTATATCATCTTTATGATCATATAAAAATTTATGCACTGATTCACCAAACATATTTACTAATTTAGTGGGATCCTTTTCTAATACAATATTACGATTACTATATAAATTACCTTTATATAAATCAATGTCAATATTTTCTTTTTCTAGTGCATCAAATCTTTTTGACCAATATGATGAATCACTAAATAATTTTAATCCAGGATAATAACGTTTTACATAATTAGGATATTCAATTAATATATTTTCTATTTTTTCATGATTAATATGTATATCTCTCCAATCTAAATTTAACGATGATTCGTTTAATGCTTCAAATAATGTTTTCATAATATTATTGTTTTTTATATATATATAAATTTTTAATTTATTTTATTAGAATCTTTATCAATAGTATAATTAAATGTTTTTTTTATATTCTTAACTTGCTCAATTAAAAAAAATATCATCTTTTCAAACTCATTTAATATATCTACTCGTTTTTTATCACCAAAAAACGCTGATGACAATGTTCTTTTAAATATTTGACCTTCATAATTAAATCCTAAATTCTTATAATCATCCAGTACACTACGTGATATTTTAAAATATGACTTTTTCATATTATTTTCTTATTTTCTTATTGACTTTACTAAAATTTATATTTACACTACCTAACTTATTACTATCTACTACATCATTAATATATATATCATCACGAGTGTACCACCCCCCTCTTATCAATACCAAATCACCCTTTTCACATACTATATCTCCAAATTCATCTATGCCAACATCATCAGCATCTGGATTGATTTTTTTGTTTTTCTCATTCTCTTCTGATATAAACCATAAATTTACACTATCAACACCATCAATATCTTCTATAATAGCAATCAAATCAGACTTTGGTATTTTATCAACTCTTTTATTATTCAAAAAATAATTTGATAATGCACTTTCTATTTCATTTCTTATCACATCTCTATTATATCCTTCAAATATTTCTAGATTTATATTTATTGCATATCTTTTAAAAATAGGATCTACTATTTTAACAACCGTTGTTATCATTTTTTGCCCACTTTCATCTATCATCTTTAATATCATATTCTTTTCATCTTCCTTTAATAAAAACTCGCTCTGTGGCACACTAAAATAATTTTCATTGCTTTTTATTCGTTTTTGTATGTCAGGAATTAAAAATAAATATATAACATTGTCATCAGTTATGTCTTCATCATTCTTATTAGTATAAGCATCAATAAAAGAAAAATAATTGAACTTTTCTAAAAAATATATATAATTATCAGGATTTGCTAACACAAAGTTACGAGATGTCATCGGTGATATTAACTTTGTCAAATATAATGGTTCACTATTTGTACCAAATGATATATCAGTAACTAAACTAATATTAAATATTTTTGATAAATCAACATCATTGCCCATCATATCATATCCAGTATCTTCTATTGTAAATTTAACATCACTACCATACCTTATATTACCATCAACACCAGCAGTTGTTAAATATTCAATTCTTATATTAGCACCAAGTGGTGGTATCATCCCATTATATCCATTACCAAAATATATATCAATGCCACCAGATATTCCTGTTTTTATTATACATCCTTTTGCCTGATATGACATATCTAATAATGAATCATAATTTTTCCATAACTCAGAATTCACATATACTCGTACATTATAATTATCAATATATCTACCGCGCTTAGGAAATATAGAATATGATTGTAATTTATTTCCTGTGCCAGTAACATTTTGTACTTCATATTCACCTTGTACTATATTAACTTCTATACTATTATTTGGTGATAATAAAAATCTAATATCATCAGTAGTTAATTGTATTAAATATGGTAAATTATTATCTAAACATTTTATTTTAGTATAATTAGGTATAATTACTGTATTTCCATTAATGTTAATATTCTCATTATTATATGTTAATAATATATTACCACTAGCAGCAATTGCCCTTGTAGGATTATGTCCAGTAAGTCTTGATAGTCCATATATAGAATTAGCCCTAGTTGCTGTATTTATATTAAGTTCTGTTATAGAATCTTCTATATAATATAATATAAGTCTACCTAAATCTAATATAACAGATAATAATTGACCAAATGGTGAAGCATTAGTAAAAACTTGATTTACTTGATCATATTGTTTCTGTAAAAAATTTTTTGCTGAATTATATAACTCAGTATAAGTTATTTTTGCTTTATCAAAAATTTTTAATTGTGCCATTTAAAATAAAAAATATATTTTATAAATAATCAAAATAACCAGAATATAATGGAGTTTTATTAAAATTAATAAATTCTTTGCTAATACTTTCTTTTGTGTATTCAATAACATATTCTTTTGCAACTGGATCTCCATTTTTTATGTTAAATTTATTATTTTCATTTTTAACATCATAAACAACTCTATATATTCTCATAGAATAATCATTATTTTTATCAATATCATAATTCAATCTACTTATTATATATTCACCTGTCTTCTTATCTTTATTTAAAAAATCAACATATATATGTGATAAAAAATTAATATATTCATTTTCACTATAAATATAATCTTTGACTCTTTGATGTGCTTCTTTATTATAATTTTCTTTATATTTTGATTTAATCATACGAAATGATTCTTCTATTATTTCATTAATGCATATTGTTTCTGCATCATGAATAACATTAACAAATTTTTTAAATTCACTACTATTATTATCAATATATATATCACTTTTTATTTCATCTAAATACGCTAAATCAATACCTTCTTTATATAATACTTTCAATATAGGTGATGAATAATTATTACCAAAAAACATTTTGAGTTTTGGATTTACTTTATTCATATCTAATGCTATATTAGATAAAAGTTCGTTTCTCAAATATTTATTAACTCTATCACGAATAAATATTAAATATTGTGTATCATCTTTAGGAGGAATCACAATATTTCTATCATTCTTATTTAATGCTTCAAATAATGTTTTCATAATATTATTGTTTTTTTTATATATATAAATTTTTTAATAGATCAAATTACGCAATGCCTTTTGTCCATCAATTGAAATATCTACTATACAAACATCATTATACTTATCTTTGACAAAACTAACATCAACATCAATTGGTACTACTAATGCTTCTGGTATATAATAATATATCTGATCCTTAATTTTTCTTTTTATAGTCTCATTTGATGCATTTAAAGAAAAAACATATTCTTCCAAATTAACACCAAAATTAGCATCTCCTAATACTTCACCAGTCCTAGTTTCTAATATCATTCTTATCTTTGCTAATATACTTTCATATATATCAGAATGTTCTAATATATTATCCTGATATGTACTATCATTAGGATTTTTTATATAAATTTCATTAATCGGCATAAAATTTTTTATTTATTTTTAAAGGCATCGTCAAAGAATATTGGCGGTGAAAATATGCCCACCCTATATACTTGCTGTGTGTCATCAAGAGCATTTTGCATAGTGTAAAAAATCTCATCACCATTTGGTGATGGTAATATAGCATACTTATTTTGCTGATTATATGACGCCATATAATCATCATAATCAACTAAAATAAATTTTTTATTGTTCATAATATTTTTTTACTATATATATAATTTTTTTTAATTCTAGATATATTAATAATCATAATATTTATTATTTTGATTTTTGAAATAAAAATATATATTCATGTTTGAAAACATAAAATCCACCAGCTAAAGCTCTGTAACGCCATAATTCCTTTTGGTTCATTTTGCCTTTTGTTTCTTCAAAATTTTTTACAATGATACTTTTTAAAATATACCCTCTTTTTAGAACTTCTTGCATACAGTAAAATCCTAATGGTATCCATTCACCTTTAG